CAAATACTCTCTCTCTCAACGACACAGTGAATACCTAGAACACTAAAGCAAAAGACCACTTAATCCATACGGTTAGGTGGTCTTTTTGTATACAAATTTTAAGGAAGCGAGGTGAATACGATTGACAGATGTGTATTGTGAAAAGAGGCGATGCCTCAATAATGTAAAAGGTTGGTGCAAGGCTAATGGAATTCATATTGATCACATGTGCAAATCGTATGCACCATCACATTCGTTAGTAAAGACAAAAACCGCAAAGGTGCATAAGGAATGCGGAAAGTATAAACAAAATAAAGGGGTTCTGAAGTAGCTAGGGGGTGAGATAGTGGCTAAAATGGGGCGACCAAAAAAAGTGATAAATCAGAGTCAGTTTGAAGCAATGTGTCAGATTCAAGCCACACAAGAGGAAATCACTCTCGTTTTAAACGTTTCTGATAAGACCTTAAATGCATGGTGCAAACGTACGTATGGTAAGACTTTTTCCGACATTTTCCGCGAAAAGAGAAGTGCAGGAAAGATTAGCTTACGACGAAAACAGTGGAAGCTGGCCGATAGATCTGCAGCAATGGCAATATTTCTTGGCAAGCAATTTCTTGGACAGACTGATAAAACTGAAATGGAAGTCAATACAACTGTTCAAAGCAATCCTCTTGAAGGTGTAACAACAGAGGAACTTAAAAAGCTAATCGATAAAGAGGGGTGAGGATATGAAACTCACACCGGAACTCATGCAGCAATTCAAATATGAATTGGCTAGGCGTGAGTTTTTTTATTATTGCCACTTGCAAGCACCAGACTTTTATAGGAAGGACAGAGACTACCTAGTCGAATTGTGCGATACGTTGCAAGAGTTCTATGAAGATCCGGACGCAAAAGTTCTAATAATGAATATGCCACCTCGGCACGGTAAAAGCCGCACAGCTCAGATGGCAGTTAAATGGATATTAGGCAAAAACCCTGTAGAAAAGATTATGACTGGTTCGTATAATACGACTCTATCCACTACCTTTGCAAAGAATGTCCGCAATGATATTCAGGAAGTAAAGGCAGACGCAAACAGAGTTGTATATACAGACATATTCCCTAACGTGCGTATTAAACGTGGCGATGCCTCCATGGATATGTGGTCGTTAGAGGGCGGTTATAATTCTTACTTGGCTACTTCTCCAAGTGGTACTGCTACAGGCTTTGGTGCATCTATTCTGATTATTGATGATATTATCAAAAATGCAGAAGAGGCTTATAACGAAAATACTAAGGCTAAGCACTGGGACTGGTTTACGAACACCATGCTTTCACGTTTAGAGGAAGGCGGAAAGATTATCATCATCATGACTCGTTGGGCGTCTGATGATCTAGCCGGTAGGGCAATAGAACACTTTGGAGATAAAGCCAAAGTAATAACTATGAAAGCCTTACAAGACGATGGCACTATGCTATGTGATGATGTACTTTCTTATGAAAGCTATAAAGAAAAGTGCAGGGCTATGGGTGAGGATATAGCCAGTGCGAACTATCAACAAATACCGATAGACCTTAAAGGGTGCCTGTATTCCAATATTAAAACCTATGAACATATTCCTACTGGTGTTGACGGTACTCCGTTATTTACTCAAATAAAGAATTACACCGATACTGCTGATACTGGCGAAGACTGGTTAGCAAGTATAACTTACGGAATATATGACAAAGAGGCTTACATACTCGATGTGGTCTATTCTAAGGCTAGTATGGAATATACAGAACCTGCAGTAGCTGAAATGCTATATCGTAACCGTGTTAACATTGCAGATTTTGAAAGCAATAACGGTGGTCGTGGCTTTGCTCGACAAGTTACAAGGATATTAAAGGAAGAATACAACAGCAATTATACAAAGGTTGTATCGTTCCACCAATCTAAGAATAAAGAGGCTCGCATATTATCCAATGCAACTTGGGTTATGGAGCATATTTACTTCCCTATAAATTGGGTTGACAAATGGCCTGAATTTTATAAAGCTATCACACGTTATCAACGTGAGGGCAAGAACGAACATGACGATGCTCCGGATGCATTAACTGGCGTTGCTGAGAAATTGACAGCACCAGATTATAAGTCAAGACGGGGCAACATTTATTAGGAGGCTTATTATATGGCAGTATTAACAAATGCTCGTAACGAAGAATATGAGCTATTGCATGACGCCTATTATGGTACAGGTATGTTTGCAGCTGGTGGTGCGTTAAAACAACATCCACGTGAGGACGCTAAAAACTATACTTTCAGACAGCATTTATCTTATTTTTTAAATCATACTGCACCTATCATTAACGCGTGTGTAGATCCGATATTCAAAGATACTATTTCACGTGATTATAACCAAAGCGAGTTAATTGAAACATTTCTTAATGATGTAGATCGATTAGGCACTACACTTCAAGAGTTTATGCGTTATAACGCCACGCAAGCAAAAATGTATGGCGTTATGTATGTGTTGGTCGATAACGTATCCGAAATAGGTGAAACAGTTGCCGACCAAATAAGTAATAGGCAGCTGCCTTATTTGGTCGCTATTGAGCCAAAAAGCGTATATAAATGGCTTACAAATGACATTGGCGAACTTGAATTTTTTGCTTATACAACTACAGTCTTTGATGATGAGGGACAAGCCAAAACCCAGTACTACGAATGGACACGCACATCTTGGACATTGAAGAATGAAGAACAAAAAATCATTGCTACTGGTGAACATAATCTTGGTAAGGTTCCAATCGTTCAATGGTTTGGTCGTTCATCTCGTAAGATTGATATTCTACCTCCACCGGAATACTTGGCTATCGCTAGAACAAATCATCAAGTGTATCATCTATGTTCGCTATTAACGCAAATACTTAATATGCAGACTTTTAGTACATTGACATTGCCTGACAACGGACAGGGTGTGGGCGATATTACGCTAGGTACAAATAATGTATTGATGTATCCGGCAGAAAGTAGTCATGCACCGGCTTTTATTGCACCAGATAGAGGACCAGCAGAGATTATCATGAGCGTTATTAAAATGCTTGTCGATGATATGTATCGGCTATCCGGAATTAATTCTGTAATAGGTGTACAGGAGGCAAAAAGCGGTGTCGCTAAGCAATGGGATTTTGAACGTACAAACCAACGATTAGCAGATTTCTCCGTACAATGTGAAAGTGCCGAAAACGATATTATTGAATTGTTTGAATTATGGACAGATACGAACGTAAATTATAAATGCGACTATCCTCGTGAATTCAAAATTAATGATATTACAGATAGTCTTGCACAATCTCAGGCCGTGCTAGATCTTGGACTAGGCAGCAACACTCTTAAAGTTGAAACAGGTAAAAAGGTATTGGACAGCTACATGCCTAACATTGAGCCTGAAACGTTCGATGAAATTGTTGCCGAAATTGAAGAAAGTGTTCAACGGCAGGAGCAAGACGAAACATATCATAATAATGATGAAGTAGAGGGCGGTGCAGAAGATGAGAACGCAGAGGGAGATAAACAAGGCAATAGATAGTTTTGAGCAAGAAGTCAAAGCACAGTTAGCACTTGGGCTTAAACCTAATGAGGCCGTTAGAAATGCATATGCAAAATATCCTGTTATGGATATGATGAAAGCTACTTTACAAGCAGAATTAGTAAATACTTTTATAGCAGGGTATGGCGGTAATGTTCCATACTCCGCTAAAAGTATCTCACAGGCTATGTCTGAAAGTTGGGCGAGTGATGATCTTACACTTTCTAAACGTTTATATAGACGTTCAAGTACTATAAGAAATGAAGTAGCCGACACCATCAAACAAGCGTTAAAGACAAATAAGACTGTAAAAGGGGTAGCAAAGTCAATTTTCGACGGCTATGGTGAGGGTGGTATTATCCCAGAGGCTAGCATACCGAAGTTTCTACATAAGCTATCCGATATAAATATAAGTGGTGAGGCTACTCCAGAGGCTAAGCGTAAGCAACGTGAGTTGTTACGCAGTGTTAAAGGAAAAATAGCAAGGCTTGATACTCCTTATGTTAGGGCTGCATATAATGAAGTAGCTGCAGCCGTTGAAGATGGCAACGAAGTTAGATTACAAAAGGCCATTTATAGTGCTACACAAGAAAAAGCACGTTATCA